TTTTCAGCAAGCGCGCGCTCTGCCCTGGCTCCGGCAGACTGTTGCCAACCATCCAGCAAAAAGATCCCATCAGCACAGCGCAACATGGCGAAGCAAATATCCATGTATTCCGCCTGCTCTAATCCATCCGGCAAAATCGCCGGATTAAGCGCAACGTTTCCGCGTCTGACTACGTGCCCGGCTGCACGGTTAAAAGCCTGCCGATTGAATCCAGGCAAACCGCTCATCGGGCCAGCGATATAGATTTTTGCCATTAAAAAGCCTCCAGATCGTCAAACGTGCCCGCCGCAACCATCGCGTTGTAGGTCGCATCACCCATTACGGCGCCACAATCAGGGCAACCACCGCCGTAACGCCCGCAGCAGTCGCAGACAGGCAGCACGCCGATCACCTCTTTGGCCTTCTGGCGGTTGTCTTTGTCAGTGCTGACGGAACGTTGCACGCTGATTTCGTGCATCTTGAAGGGCTGATAAATCGCGCGGGTGGCTTCGGTGTCGCTGTTGGAAATGACTACCTTCACGCCATGCTTACGGTTAACTTCCAGCAGTGCCTGGACTAACTGGCGGTGGTTGTCTTCTGTGAATGGTTCGGTGTGGTATTGGGTAAAATCGGCTGTTTTGCTTTCAGGCAGGTAAGGCGGATCGCAGTAAACGAGAACATCGCCACCCGTGACGACCTGTAGAGAACGCTGGAACGGCGCGCAAAGAAATATTGCCTTCGTATCGTTGGCCTTTTCGGCAAACAGGCGGATTTCATTTTCAGGAAAGTAGACGCTCTTATACTTGCCAAAAGGCACATTAAAGCCGGTCTTACGGCTGTAACGGCATAATCCGTTATAACCGTGGCGGTTCAGATACAGGAATTGAGCAGCACGCATGATGCACGCCATTTCAGCGCCATAACGCAACCCACCGCTTTTTACCGTACCCACCTGCTTATTGAACGCGGCGCGAACTTCGTTGTACCCCTGCGGGCTGTTCTTACTGTTGAACAGTTCGCGGGCCGCATCGATCACTAAGTCTGGGTAGCGGGTGACTTCCCGATACAGGTTAATAAGATCCGGGTTGATATCAGCCAGCACATAGCGGCGGTATTCAGTCGCCAGAAATACCGATGCGCCGCCTACGAACGGTTCGATCAGGCAGTCGGCTTTAGGAAGGTGTGGCAGCAGGTCAGGCAGGACGCGTGATTTACCACCCGCCCATTTGATGAACGGGCGGATCATAATGACGCCTCGATTGCTTTGGCTACGCCATCCATGGAGATTGCGCGGATGTTGTCTGTTAGCTGCGCGATCTGGTTAAGCACATCACATAATGCCTGGTGTGCAACATCGCTAACGAGACGGTTTGATGCGTGACCCTGTAGTATCAGCACCATTTCATGCACGGTTCTCACGTCCCGCACATTCCAGAAATTCCAACACGGTGCAATGTCAAATACTCGCATAGCGGAATAGATGATCGGTAAGTCATAGTCCGTGCCGCGCGCCAACACCTTCACACTTTTTACATCATCAGCGCCCTTAATGAAGGCATTCAAATCCAGTACGGCCTGAAAGATGGTAATACCGTCATTTGCTGCAACCTCTGCACGGGCTGCGGCGTTCTGTTTCAGCCACCATTTAAAAGTTGATGCGCCAATAGTTCCGTCAAACCGCGCTGAATCTTCAACGTCAACACGCACATAGAACTTGTCGCCTACTGTTCCGGTTAGCGGATCAAAGAATGCCGCTGCGATTGAGGCGATTGCGGCGGTTGGTTTGGTGTCCAGGGCTTCGATATCAATCATTACATGGTTCATCGCGTTAAACTCCGTATGGGGAAGCGGGAATAGAAGGGCGCTGCAATTCTTCAATGCAGTGCTGGCGCAGGTTGCTGATAAAATTCGTGGTTACTGATCCAGTGGCAGAAAGGGTTAACTCACCATCACGGCGGGTTTTAATGGTTAAGCCTTCATTTTCGATAGCAGGTAAAAGAACATGCAAAATGAAGCTATATTGATCACGTCTGGTCATAATCTCTTCCTCAAAAAAAGAATGAGTTGAACCGCCGCCACTTAATAAAGAGGCGGAGAAAACAGAGTTGATTTTTTAAAACCGAATTACTTAATTAGCTTTTTAAATAATTCAGCCAGTGTAAGCAGGAAGCCTTTATTTATTCTTTGGGTATAAATAAATGGTTTATTTTTACCTTTGATAAATTGAACCTTCGCCGGTTCGGGCTTAAAAAATCTTCCGTCTGGTGTTTCCAGCCAGCCGCGTGAGTTTTTGAAGTGTGTAACCTGGCACCCGTGCTTAAGCAGGCTTGCCAGTGATGGGCCTTCATCGTGCATTGCTGCCCCCTTGCTTATACATCTGATCAACCGTGCGCATGGCTTCCGCTAAAGCAAAGTCACGCCCGTAATAATCGCCATTGCTGGAAATACGATAAGAGTGCTTAAACGTAAATGGATTACGCGGGCACTTTTGAATCGTGAAGCCACGATATAAATAAGAGTGGCGGCTTAATTGCACTAACTGGCTCATATCATCTTCCTGTGATAGCCACTTTAAGATCAGCAATTAAACGGTTTAATTGCTCGCGCCCTTCTTCGTTCAGTGCTTCAATGCCGTAATCGTAAGCAGCAAGAATAGATATTTCCTGCTCACGCGAATCAATGGCAACCGTTACTTTAGTGCCCGGCTTTATATATGTCGGCACATCATAGGTATTGTTATCAGAAAAAGGGTTGATAACTGCCGTGTAGCTTTTATTCAGTGGATTAAACATATCGCCCTCACATTCCCAGCTTAAGCAATTCACCATCAACATGGCGGGCCACGTCTTTGGTTATTTTCTTAATCAGCTTTTTATCCCTGATCATGAACTCGCCGCTATTGGTGCGAATCATGAAGCCCGTTTGCATATCTTTTAAATGGGTGTCCAGAATGTCGTTGCATTCACGCACCCGGTTTTCGCGGTTGGCTGTTTTCTGGCTCATCGCGATAACCTCAAAGACCGATCCACAGCAACCAAGCGTCGCGCTGTTCTCTCGGACGGTTGTAGTAGGCGTCACGCATTGCGCGGTTGAACTCAGGAATATAGATCCAGTTCTCAGCGCGGGCGCCCAGGCTTTCTGGGTTCTTCCACGGGATGATTGGCAACTTGCCGTCTTCAATCATGCTCTTAACCGTGGCTGGCTTCTTACCGATTAACTCGGCGAACTTCGGGTATGGAACCGCGTCAACAGCGTGACGCACTTCAATGAACCCCTCTAACTCTTTGTCTGTCATAGAATTACCTCTAATTGATTGTTGCCGGGATTTTTTCTCACGCCCCGGCGCGTGTTACCCTTGTAGCTCTCACACTAATAGGGCAAAAAAATGGACGAATTTAACGGCGTTTTACCTCTACCGATCACAGACCTTAAGGGTCTCAAATTCGACGCCAAGACAGGCGAATTACAAATCGATGTAGTGCTTCCACACCCTGCTGGCAATATTCCTCTGCGACTTCAGTTTTCAGCAGGGGTAACACAATCACTTGCATTGAACTTAGCGAGGACACACAAATTTCTGGATGAGCAACTCGAAGGAACACCAGTGACAAACGTTCTGCAATAACCCGCAGAAATCCACGTTTTTGACTCCCCTTAATCTGGCGGGATCTCATATGTAAGGCTCCGCCCGATACTTTCGCTCCCTCATGTTTCATGACCATTTGTGCTAATCTCCGCATTGGCGCTAGGCGCTTATTTCGGCTTGTAACTGCTTAAACTGGCAGTTGTTTAAGTCACTTTAAAATGACCTTACGCAAATCATAGTCACTCAGGAATGACCATGTCAATAGACTACTCGCAAAAACTAACTGAACTACGAAAGGCCGAAGGGCTAACACAACGTCAATTCTCTGAATTAACAGGAGTTTCATTAGGAACGATCAAGAATTATGAAAGTGGGCACGGCATTGGAGGAATAGCAACCGTGGAAAATGTCATAAATATTCAACAATTTCAGAAGTATACGCTTTGGCTAATGACCGGTAATACCGCACCAGAAGCCGGACAAATTGCCCCGGCTCTCTCTCTTGATGGGCCAGAGGATGCGGCAACGTCGCGCCGCTCCGCCCGCAAAACTGGTTAACACTGCATCATGATTTCATTGACTGGATAGATTCAATTTCACTCTGCCATACCGGAGGGCTTCGCTATGTCGATTAAGAAGCTCGAAGGTGGTCAATATGAAGTAGACGTATGGCCGCGCGGACGTAACGGAAAACGTATCCGCAGGCGATTTGAGAAGAAACAAGAGGCGGTTCTTTTTGAGCGTTATGTATTAGCCAACGCCGACAAAAAAGAATGGCTGGGCGCGAGCGTTGACCGCCGCACCTTAAGCGAGTTGTTAGATACCTGGTGGCTGCTGTATGGACAGACTCAGGAAAATGGCGAGATTGAAAAGCGGCACCTGAATAAAACAATCAGGGCGCTTGGCGATCCAGCCGTTAACCGGCTGAACAAGCGAATGATTGCACAGCACCGAGGCCAACGGCTGGAAGACGGTATC